CCCGAAACTTATTCGGATTCAATGGCTGCATATCTCAGAACGCTTTCAGCATTCGGCAAATAATTGAATTTAATATAATTCAAACACAAAAACGCACTTTAGTAAAAAGGTAAAAAAGCAAATGTTTCATTCAGAACATCTGCAGGAAAAGTGGGCACCCCTCTTAGACTATCAGGGTCTTGATCCAATCAGAGATTCTCATCGTAGAGCTGTAACCGCTGTCCTGCTCGAAAACCAAGAAAAGTTTTTAAGAGAAGAGAACGCATTTAATTCAGGTGGTATTACCAACCTGATGGAAGCACCAACCAACGCTACTGGATCAACTGTTAGTGCTCCAGGTTTTGGTGGCAGTGCCGCTGCTGGTGGTCCTACCGCTGGTTTCGATCCAGTTCTAATCTCACTCATTCGTCGTTCAATGCCTAACCTGGTCGCTTATGACCTCGCTGGCGTTCAACCAATGAGTGGTCCTACTGGACTCATCTTCGCAATGCGTTCGCGCTACACCAATCAGAATGGCCAAGAAACCTTCTATGATGAAGTAGATACTACATTCTCTGGACAAAATGCAGGACTTGGAGTTACTGCATTTACTGATGTCAATGCTGGTATGGGTACAACCACCCAGTATGGATCTAATCCAGGAATTCTTAATCCAATTGGATCAGGTACTTCAACTGGTGCTAATGGATATAACGTCGGTCAGGGTATGTATACCCAAGAGGCTGAGAATCTTGATGGTACTGGTGCTAATGCTTTCAATCAGATGGCATTCTCAATTGAGAAGGTCACTGTTACCGCTAAGAGCCGTGCTCTGAAAGCAGAATACAGCCTTGAGCTTGCTCAAGACCTGAAAGCAATTCACGGTCTGAACGCTGAAGCGGAACTAGCAAACATTCTCTCAACTGAGATTCTTGCTGAGATCAACCGCGAAGTTATCAGAACCATCTACAAGGTTGCTGAACAGGGTGCTGCACAAAACGTTGCAACTCCAGGTATCTTTGACCTTGACGTTGACTCCAACGGTCGTTGGTCGGTTGAGAAGTTCAAGGGTCTTCTGTTCCAAATCGAAAGAGATGCGAACGCAATCGCTCAAAGAACTCGTAGAGGAAAGGGCAACATCATCATGTGCTCTGCTGACGTTGCTTCAGCATTGACCATGGCGGGTGTTCTTGATTACACCCCTGCTCTTAACGCTAATCTCACCGTAGACGACACCGGCAACACCTTTGCTGGTACTCTAATGGGCAAATTCCGCGTATATATCGACCCATATGCCTCTAACCTGACCTCAGGTAACGCAACACCAGGTAACCAGTACTATGTTGTTGGTTATAAGGGTTCTTCGCCTTATGACGCAGGTATCTTCTATTGTCCTTATGTTCCTCTCCAAATGGTACGTGCCGTTGGTGAGAACAGCTTCCAGCCCAAGATTGGCTTTAAGACTCGTTATGGTCTTGTTGCTAACCCATTCGCTGAAGGCAAAACTCAGGGTCTCGGCGCTCTTACTGTTAATACTAACCGCTACTATCGTCGCGTGGCGGTCAAAAATTTAATGTGAAGATTATTAACATTAAATTCCAAGGGACCCGAAAGGGTCCTTTTTTTATAAATATTGGTGTTAAAAACCTATTTAATATGGCATACATTTATAAAGCGACAAATAGACAAAATGGAAAATTTTATATTGGTCAGACATCATATAATAAATTGAGTAAAAGAATTGCATGTCATATACATTATGCAAATAATTCTGGTTCAAATTTACCATTTCCTAATGCTTTAAGAAAATATGGAAGGACTGGATTTATATGGGAGATATTGGAAGAATGCGATAAAGAAAAAAGAGGAGAAAGAGAGATTTATTGGATAGATAAACTAAAACCATATTACAATGCTACTTTGGGTGGAGATGGAGGAACTCTTGGTCGCTCATGTCCAGAACACGTAAAAGAAGCAACAAGACAATCTAGAATTGTATCAGTTAAAGATAGAAAGACTGGAAAAATTTATACTTCTATGAAAGAAGCAAGAAAAGATACTGGAGTGTTAGAAAGTAGTATAAGCAGGTCTATAAAATATAATGGTCCTGATAGTAGATGGGAAAGAGTTATCTAAATATTTAAAAAAACATGGTAGCAGGACAGCCAGAAAATAGAAATTTTCTATCACCAACAGGATTTAAGTTTACTTTAAAAAGGACACCAAAAGTTGCATTCTTTTGCAACTCAGCAAATATTCCAGACTTAACTTTAGGAGTTGCAAATCAATCAACTTATTTAAAGGATATTGATATTCCCGGAGATAAAATTGTTTTTGGCGATCTTAATTTAAGATTTTTGGTTGATGAGAATTTAGAAAACTATATGGAAATTCAAAACTGGATAAGAGGTCTTGGATATCCAGAAAGTTTAAAACAAATATACGATTTTCAAGAAACTGGTTATATTACTCCAAAAATAGATTTTCAAAGGCAGTTGGGATTATATTCGGATGGAACTTTACAAGTTCTAACAAGTTCTTCTGTACCAAATTTTCAGATTGTGTTTAAAGATGTTTTTCCTTACTCATTAGGAACTTTAAGTTTTGATGCTACGGATACTGATATTAGATACTTTACAGCAGAAGTAAGTTTCAAGTATACTATCTACAATATAGTAGATATTGGCGGCAATCCTTTATGAGTTTAGATCTTGATACAATTCAAGCAATGTGGGAAAAAGATTCAAAAATTGATATGGACAATTTGCATACAGAATCGACCAATATTCCCATACTTCACGCAAAATATTTTGAATTATACAATACAATATTTCTTCTAAGAAAAAAGGCAGAACAACAAAAAAGAAATATTCGCCACGAAAGATATGAATATTATTCTGGAAAGGCAGACCCAGAAGTTTATATAGATAATCCTTTCCCCAAAAAAATTCGCGATAAAGATACAATGCAAAAGTATCTTGATGCAGACAAAAAACTTTCAACGGTATGCTTAAAGATTGACTATTATGATACTATGCTTGTTTATATTGAGAGCATTCTGAAACAAATATTCCAAAGAAACTACCAAATAAAAAACGCCATAGATTTTATGCGATTTAATGCTGGATTGGGGTAAATAAATACTCATAGCAATTGAGATGTTATGAGTGATGTAATTATTGAAAAAAAGAATGAGATTTATATTAAACTTCATTGCGAATCTCATATTTTATACGAACTTCAACCATATTTCACATTTGAAGTTGAATCTGCAAAATTTATGTCCCAGTATAGAAGCAGACACTGGGACGGAAAGATTCGACTGTTAAGTACGCATACCGGAGAAATTTATGCAGGATTACTTGATAAAGTAATCGATAAATTATCTCTTCATAATTATACCTATGAATTTAGAGAAAATAAATTCTATGGATTACCTTTTGAAGTAAACGAAGGTATTTCATATGAAGGGGTTAAAGATTATATGTCATCTATTTGCTCTTATTCTCCACGCGAGTATCAAGTAGAGGCAGTATACGATGCTCTAAGACATAATAGAAAATTATTGATATCACCCACAGCCTCAGGTAAATCCTTAATGATTTACTCCCTCGTAAGGTATTATGTAGATAAAGGACAAAAAATTCTTTTAGTTGTTCCAACGACATCCCTTGTAGAGCAGATGTACAAGGATTTCCAAGATTATGGTTGGGATGTTGATTCATATTGTCACCGTATCTATTCTGGTAGGGAAAAAACGAACGAACACTCAGTTACGATTACTACTTGGCAATCGATTTATAAACTAGAACGTTCGTTTTTTGAAGACTATAATGTAGTTATAGGGGATGAAGCTCACTTATTCAAGAGTAAGTCCTTGATTGATATTATGACTAAACTGCACCACGCGAAGTATCGTTTTGGATTTACGGGTACTTTAGATGGAACTCAAACTCACAAATGGGTTCTGGAAGGACTATTTGGACCTTCATATAAGGTTACCAGAACTTATGAACTAATGCAGCAGGGGCATATTTCTCAACTAGATATTCGATGTATTGTTCTCAAA